TAAACCATTTGGTGAAGCATTATCTGATTATTCGAATTCCGTAGCAAATGTAAGTCCGGATAAAGTAGCCTTTGCGACGTCAGCGGTGAAAAGTCTCGTCGAAGCTATCAATGCTACAGATTCTGTGAAAGCTACCGGCACCAGTACATTCGTACAAGCTGTCGATACACTTGCTGAAACTAACATCAGTGGATTCGTGTCCGCATTCAAAGGCTCTTCCTCAAAGGTGCGGAATGTTGGAAGCATGTTAACGTCTGCTCTTGCCGGTGGTGTAAAATCGAAATCTAACACACTTTCGGCTACAGCATCGAACATGGCTGAATCTATGAAAAACTCTATCGCTTCAAAAGATAAAGAGTTTCAGAAGGTCGGCGTAGCATTAATCTCGGCTCTTGCAATAGGTATTCAGGCTCAGGTTAATCAGGCAGTTAACGCGGCAAACTATGTTGGAGCATCTGCAGCGAACGGTTCTGGTCAAGCTTATACCAGCTTCTATATGAACGGTATCAATCTTGGTAGAGGTCTGGTGCTGGGTATGAATGCTATGCAGCAATCTGCTTATAATTCCGGTTACGCGCTCGGTCAAGCTGCGGTTAGAGGTGAAAAGGATGGACAGAAATCTCATTCGCCATCTAAGCTCACCATTCAGGCAGGTAAATGGCTCGGTGAGGGTCTGATCATAGGTATGAATGCCATGGAGTCGAAGACATACGGCGCTGGTAAGAGTATGGGCGAAACAGCGTTTGATTCAATTCGTAGTGCTCTTTCTGGAATGAATGACATCATTGATTCTGATATGGACACTACACCAACCATTCGACCCGTACTGGATCTCACGAATGTGAAAGCAACAGCTGGGAAACTCAACGGATTATTTACTGACCCAGCGTTTACCCCGCTGGCAAATCTCAGAGCAATCGGTAATATATCAGCACGCAACAATCAAAATGGAAATTCCGACGAAGTGGTCAGAGCAATTAACCGACTCGGTAAGAGTCTTAATAATGTCGGAAACACATATAACAGCATCAACGGCGTTACTTACGATAATGGTAGCGAAATTTCCAATGCTGTTGAAACACTTGTCAGGGCAGCAACGGTAGGAAGGAGGCGATAATCTTGGCAGATGAATTTACTGATGGTGGTTCTGGTGAAGGATATTATGTCGTCAGATTTCTAGGCGCGGTAAATATAACCAAGTTTGGACTTCAGACGGGTACCGACAGAACCGTATATGTAACATGGAGTTGGGGCGGAGACCATACGAAAGAATATCATGTTATTTGGTACTACTATACTGGAAACGGAGTAGCTTTCGTAGGTGATGATTCAACAACTACTTCAAAACAAAGTAGTTACACAGCACCATCCAATGCAACTTCAGTAAAAGTCAAAATTAGACCAGTATCTGAGACCACTCAGGTAAACGGACATGATTCCGTATATTGGTCATCCATGTGGTCTACATTAAAAGGTTACTCCTTCTCACATAACCCTCCAACCAAACCGTCCGCCCCGACAGTGACAATTGAAAAACAGAAGCTTACCGCTAAGTTAGACAACCTCAGCGTGAATGGCACCCGGATTGAATTCTATGTCGTAAAAAACAATTTAAAGAAGTATAAATCCGGAAAGGCTGTTATTCATACGAACTCTGCGTCGTGGTCATGTACTGTGGCTAATGGCGCGGAGTATAAAGTAAAATGTCGAGCATGGAGAGGTAATCAACACAGCGAATGGTCTGAGTATTCATCTAATGCATCGTCCGGACCCGCGGCCCCGAAACAAATAAAAACTCTGAAGGCGCTTTCTGATACCGGAGTATTAGTCACATGGGTGAAAGTTAGTGGATGTACAAAATACGAAGTGCAGTATGCCACGAATCGAACCTACTTTGACAGTAATCCGGATCAGGTACATTCACGGACTGTCGAAAATGTAACGCATACAGAAATCACGGGTATCGAAACCGGGTATCAGTATTTTTTCCGATTAAGAGCATACAACAGCAACGATCAGGTTTCTGGCTGGTCGGCTATTAAATCACTCAAGCTCGGTAAAACCCCGGGGGCACCTACTACTTGGTCGTCAACAACAACCGCTACAGTAGGAGAGAGTGTTCGGTTATATTGGGTTCATAATTCTGAAGATAATTCAAGTCAGACTTATGCTCAGTTAGAAACAACCATCAACGGAACGACGAAAACAGAAACCATAAAGAATACAAAAACTGGCGACAACATTGACGACACAAGCTATAAATCTTTAAGCACAACAGCTTATACCGAGGGGACCACTATTCTATGGAGAGTGCGTACAGCAGGTGTACCCGGTAAATATGGAGCTTGGTCTGTACAAAGAACGATCAATGTATACGCCGTCCCAACCGTGCAGCTCAACGTGACCGATTCGACAGATTCAGAAGTAACCACACTTGAGTCTTTCCCGTTTTATATTAAAGCGGAAACCGCGCCGAACACCCAGTCGGTATTGAGTTACCATGTGTCGATTACATCTACTCAGGCTTATAGCACGAGTGATCGCACAGGCACTGAAACAGTAATCAGTAGAGGTCAGGAAGTATATTCATTATTTACTGATGGTCCGCAGAATCTACTCGTTGAATTGAATGCTGGAAATATCGATCTTGAGAACAACATCACTTATAAAGTGACTTGTACTGCCTCCTTTGATTCAGGGCTAACAGCAAGTGCGGAATCTGAATTTGATGTAGGGTGGACCGAACAAACTTACGGCATTAATGCTGAAATTGGATATGATTCAGATACATATTCTTGCTCCATAAGAGCATATTGTGCTGACGAAGAAAATAAGCTTATTCCTGGTGTCACGCTTGCTATCTACCGGCGTGATTATACCGGTGAATTAATCGAGATAGCCAGCGAATTGGATAACTCATCATACACATATGTGACCGACCCGCATCCGGCTCTTGATTATGGCAGATACCGGATAGTAGCAACTGAAGTGGCAACAGGCGCGATAAGTTATTACGATGTTCCTCCATATCCAATAAAGGAGACATCCATAATCATACAGTGGGAGGAAACCTGGGATAATCTTGTAACGGAAGGTCTTAACGAAAGGGACGTCGTCATGGAGCCATTATGGTCCGGATCACTCGTAAAACTTCCTTATAATATAGATGTTTCAGACAAAAACGGAGTTGACGTCAGTCTTGTCGAATACATAGGGCGAAAACGTCCTGTGTCATACTATGGCACTCAGCTGGGTGAAACGTCCTCCTGGAAAACAGAAATCCCAAGAGGGGATATTGATACATTGTATGCATTGCGTAGGCTGGCTGTCTACACTGGTGACGTTTATATCTGGGCAAATGTTGCGGTGTCAATCAGTCAGACACATTGTGAAGTTAAGATACCTGTATCGTTTGATATAACAAGGGTAGAAGGAGGAATTTAACATGCCAGACTGGACCAAGTCTATGGAGCAGACTTTTGAGTATTACGTCGTAGACCCTGAGACCTGGTGTGATAAATCCCAGATAAAGGACATAATACAAAGCAGTATTGAATGGGATGCAGACGCTGATACACTTGGCTCTGCATCTTTTGACGTAGGTAGTGTACTTGGTGAATGCTATGTTCGTACATACCTCATAACAATTCAAAATGGAATAAGAGAAAAGTTTCCAATGGGCACTTTCTTGGTCCAGACCCCAAAATCATCTTTTGACGGTCGGTATCAGAAGGTGTCCATTGATGCTTATACGCCATTATTGGAATTAAAAGAGGGCATTCCTCCTTTAGGATATTCAATTCTGAAAAACGGGAATGTGATGAGCAATGCTTATAAGATTATAAGTGAAAATATGCGAGCGCCTGTTATAAAAACCGCAAGCGATGATAAACTCTACAACGATTTTGTAGCAAACACCAGTGATACCTGGTTAACCTTTACAAAAGATCTGTTATCAAATGCAAAATACAATCTAGGACTTGATGAAGTAGGCCGTGTTCTTTTCCTTCCGGATCAGGACGCGGCTTCTTTACAACATGTTTGGACTTACACCGATGATAACAGCTCAATTCTATATCCGGACATGAGTGTCGAGCATGATATTTACGGAATCCCGAATGTAGTAGAAGTCTATTATTCAGGAAGTCATGACAATTACTTTGCAAGAGTCGTTAATGATGATCCAAACAGTCCTACTTCAACAGTTAATCGTGGACGAGAAATCGTTCATAGAGAGACCGATCCGAAATTCTCAGGAGAACCAACAAACCGTCAGGTCAAGGATTACGCCACATCTTTATTATCCCAGCTTTCATCAGTTGAATACACAATTTCATATTCGCACGGATATTGTCCGGTTCGTCTGTATGATTGCGTAAGACTGAATTACGAACGAGCTGGGCTAATAGACATTAAGGCAAAAGTCACAAGACAGTCGATTGAGTGTAAACCGGGATGCAAAGTGACCGAAACCGCAGTATTTACAACAAATTTATGGAGGTGATGTTTCATGGCGTTATCGAAAAATCTTATTTCCGATTTTGTGAAAGCCACAACAGATGATAAGAAAACTGCCGAGGAGACAACCCTCTACGGCACTATTGTCGAATACAATGGGCGTAAATACGTTCGTCTTGACGGATCGGACATGCTTACTCCTTATACGGCTACGGTGGCTGCTAAAGCTGGCGAAAGGGTTAGGGTTTCAGTTGGTAAACACTCCGCAACTGTAACCGGAAACGTATCCAGTCCGGCGGCTCGAACTGGTGATGTAGAAGAGCTTGGGCAGAAAGTGGACACGTTCGATGCTGTGGTTGCTAATAAGGCGACTATTAAGGATCTGGAAGTTGAGCGTGCTCGAGTAGATGATCTTGTTGCCGATAATGTTGTTATTAAAAACCAGCTTACCGCAGATTCTGCAGAAATCAAAGATCTCAAAGCAGATAATGTCGATATTAAAGGAAAACTAACCGCCAGAGATGCAGAAATTGAAAATCTGAAAGCAAATAAGATTGACGCGGAAGTTGTGTCGGCGAATTATGCTACAATCAAAAATCTTGAGGCTACTCAGGCGAGTGTGAAAGAACTCTCTGCCAACAAAGCGAATATCACAGATCTTACTGCAGCTACCGGTCGGATTGATAAGTTGGAATCAAAAGATATCGAAACCGATAAGCTCATTGCCGGTAAAGCAGATATCACAGATCTTACCGCAGCTACCGGTCGTATTGATAATCTGGAATCAAAGAACATTGAGACAGATAATCTCGTTGCCAAAAAAGCAGATATTGATCTTGCGAATGTAAATAATGCATGGATCAATAAAGGTGTTCTCAAAGATGGCTCCATCGGTTCGGCGGCAATCCATGAAGGAGCTGTAACAAACGCTAAGATTGCTGATGCGACGATTGAAGCAGCGAAAATCAAGTCTATCAATGCAGATTCTATTGTAGCCGGTACGATTAAGACAGAGCGCCTTATCATCGCCGGTCCGGATGGTCAGGACTCTATTGTCAAAGCAATCAACATCGCAAATGGCGTATCTGAGGCAGAAGTGAATGGTCAGAAAATCCAGGCCGCTTCTATAGACGTCGTTGATCTGTCTGCATTCCAGGCTAAGATTGCCCAGTTTGATATGAGTCAAAATGCCATCTATAGTGGCAAGCTGGCCATTAATGATCCAACAAGAGGTGTTTATATTTCCACCACCGGTCTTGGGCTTGGTGACGGAGCTCTTACAAGTAAGAAAGAATCGCCAATTCAGATGTATGCTGATGGTGTATTTAAACTTAAAGGCAAGAATTCATCGTTGGAGTTTAATCCAGTGACGGATATGTTGGACATCAATGTCAGCAAATTCCGGATTGGTTCAAAAGAAGCAGCCACAGTAGATAATACAGTCAAATCAACACTCGAACAATTCTATTCATCCACATCCCCAACATCATTAGTTGGTGGTTCATGGAGTAATAACCAGCCCGAATGGACAGAAGGCAAGTATATTTGGAGACGAAATTTCGTAACCTACGGAGATGATCGTACTGAATTCACGCCTTCTGAAAACGGAGTATGTATAACAGGTAATACCGGGGCTCAGGGTGCTCAGGGTGCTCGTGGTCCACAAGGTGCCGCCGGACCCAAAGGTGAAACTGGACCGCAGGGACCGAAAGGTGCTACTGGACCTCAGGGACCACAGGGCATCCAAGGAGTGAAAGGCGCTGATGGTAAAACATATTATACATGGGTCAAATATGCTGATTCACCTACTTCTGGTATGTCCGATAATCCAAGCGGCAAGAAGTATATTGGTTTTGCGTATAATAAAACAACAGGAACTGAAAGCACGTCTTACTCAGACTATTCTTGGTCGCTGATCAAGGGTGAAAAAGGGGAAACCGGAAATACCGGAGCTCAGGGTGCTGCCGGTAACGGTATCAAGTCGATAACTTATTACTATGCCAGGACAACATCTCAGACAGCGCCCAGTGCAGGAAACATCACATCGACTACGATGCCCACTCTTGACGCTACGAATAAGTACTTATGGCAGAAAGAAGTAATCAACTATACGAATAACACGAATCAGACGACAGTGTTATTACTGGCTGTATATGGAAACACGGGCGCTCAGGGACCCAAAGGCGACAAAGGAGCTACTGGACCTCAGGGACCAACTGGACCTAAAGGAGAGACAGGTGCTCAAGGACCACAGGGAAACCCT